GCGCCGCGTCTCGAGGTTTTCCACTACGGTCTTGCCGCAAAAGCCTATGCGGTTGTTCGTCGCGAAGACCAGATGCAAGCGCCGGCCGCGATCGCGTCCGGTCTGAATCCGCAAATGCGGGTGCTCATGAAAAAAATGCGCCTGGAGCGCCACGATCTCGCGGTGATAGCGTTCGTGCAAACAGGCGCGACACATTTCCCCCAGGTCCGTCGTCCGCGTTCCGCACGACCGACAGGGATGCTCCGCAGCCTGCCCCCGGGCCGGCAGGAAGGGGGTCAGCTCGATCCCGTTATCAATGGGCCTTTCCATGGTTCGGATACACCAGCCTCCCGAAATCCTCGATCTCAAGGCCCAGCTTCCGCAGATCTTCCTCGGCAAGTTCCATCTGATGGGCGAAGACGTGGTTGTGATCGTGCCCCAGCATCCAGCACAGAACGTCCAGCTGGATGATGATCGTGCCCTTCTGCTCGAGGTTGAGCTTCATTTGCGGGATCTGCCCGCGCAGAATCATCACCAGCAGGTCGTGGGCCCGCTGTGCTTCGCCGGCCGTCCTATGAATCCTGGCCTGAGTCTCCATCTCGCGACTCGCCATCTCGCAACTCCCGCTCCTTCATGACCGCGTTCACGAGCGAGGCCGGAATACGCCAGGGGCCTCGCGGGGCTAATTGCATGACGCCTTTCCTGCCTCGAAAGATATGCCGCACCGTCACCACGTGCACTTTCCACCGCTCCGCTATTTCCGAGATGGTGTAAAAGCGCTCGATTTCTCCCGGCGCGCTCTCCTCAAAAAACCTTTCAGCCTGCATACGAAATCACGATTATGCACAAATGCGCTAGCAGGGTCGAGTCTACGCCGATGTTCTGCCGAAATCAAGTGATGTTTTGTTTGCACAATTCGGGAACTTCCCCGAGTTACCTTATTTTGGTAGAGCACGTCTTCGGATTCGGACATTCCAAGTCCTATCGTCTTCGGGGCGAGATGCCAGTCTCGCCCCTTTTTTCTGCTCCACACAAATTCACCAAAACGGCTATTATGGAAACCGTGATTGATCGGCCTTTGATCAGTCCTCCGTCACCCGTTTCCGCCGGGCTTGGCGCCGCTCTCGTCGACGTTGATCCCTATACCACCTTTCCGGATGGGTCCATGGAGATCGACCTCTCGGAGGGAGCCGGGACGCGTTCTCTTGCCGACGCGCCCTTCGGCGCCAACCTGGCGGAATACTTGCCCGAATCCGCGCTCCAATCCATCTCGACCGACCTGCGCTTTGCGGTCGACGAGGACCGTTCGAGCCGCCGCGATTGGGAGGATGCCCTCACCCGCGGTCTCGACCTGCTGGGCATCAAATCCGAGGAGCGTGATCTGCCCTGGCCAGGCGCCTGCGGTGTGGTTCATCCGATGATTTTGGAGGCGGCGGTCCGATTTCAGTCGAAGTCCATCATGCGCCTGTTCCCGCCCACCGGACCGGCCAATGCCAAGATCATGGGCCAGACCGATGAGCGCAAACTGCAGCAGGCCAAACGTGTGGCCGCCGACATGAATTATTGGTTGACGGACAAGATGCCGGAATACCGGGATGAAAGCGAGCAACTGTTATTCGCGCTCGCCGTGGATGGCTCGGCGTTTAAGAAGATCTATCAGGACCCACTGCTTCGGCGGCCATGCGCGCAGTTCATTCCAGCCAATGATTTTCTAATGCCGTACGGTTTTCCTAATCTCGAAACCTGCCCGCGCTACACGCATGTGATGCGAAAATCCTACGGCGACGTGGAGCGCCTGCAGGGGAGTGGCTTCTATCGCGACATCCCGCTTTCCCGCGCCCCCATTCAGATCGACCGCGTGGAAGAAAAGGTCGTGCGCCTGGCCGGCATGGCGCCCTCCTATACGCGCAATGATCTGCTGACCCTCTGGGAATCCCACGTGGACCTCATGCTCGATGGGGATGACCAGCCGCGCCCCTATATCGTCACCCTTGAATACGATACTCAGCACGTACTGGGACTCTATCGCAACTGGCGCGAAGAGGATCCGGAAGCCCGCAAAATCTTAAGCTTTTGCCATTATCGCTATGTGCCCTGGAAGGGCGCCTATGGTTTAGGCTTAGTCCATTTAATCGGGGGCATCGGCCGCTCCTCCACCTCCATCCTCCGCCAGCTGGTCGATGCCGGCACGCTCTCCAATCTCCCCGGCGGCCTCAAATCGCGACAGCTGCGCATCAAGGGCGATAACGAACCAATCCAGCCCGGCGAGTTCCGCGATGCCGATGTGCCGGCGGGAAAGATCCTCGACTCGATCGCCTTCCTGCCCTATAAGGAACCGTCGAACGTTCTTTTCCAGCTGCTCCAGATGCTGATCGAAGAGGGCAAATCCTTCGCCTCGATCGCCGAACTGGATATTCCCACCTCGGCCTCGAACGCTCCTGTAGGCAGCATCCTCGCATTGCTCGAGCGGGCCACCGAGGTGATCACGGCCGTGCAGTCGCGCCTGCACACCACCCTCTCGAAGGAACTCTCTCTGATCGCCGGACTCATCCGCGATCACACCGCGCCGGCTTATGACTACGATCCGGCCAATCGCGTTCCCCGCTCCGCCAAGGCCGTCGACTATGCTCAGGAAAATCTCTCCATCATTCCCGTCTCCGATCCCGCCGCGGCTACCATGGCGCAGCGGGTGATGGAGTATCAGGCTGCACTGCAGTTGAGCGCGCAGGCCCCGCAACTTTATAACTTGCCCTTATTACACCGCTCCATGCTCGAAGTATTAGGTATTGATAATGCCGACGAGATTGTCCCCGATAAGACCTCCGTCGAGGCCATGGATCCAGTAGCCGAGAACATGGCACTCCTGACCTCGAAACCGGTCAAGGCCTTCGAGTGGCAGAACCATCAGGCCCATTTACAGGTTCACATGAATGCCATGAATGATCCGCGCCTCGCCCAGGCGCTGGCCCAGAATCCACTGGCCGCTTCCATCCAGTCGGCCTCCTGGGCGCACATCAACGAACATCTCGCATTCCTATACCGCCAGCAGATCGAACAGCAGACCGGCGTTCCACTGCCGCCTCTCGGATCCAATCTCCCTCCCGAAGTCGAAGAGCAGATCTCAAGTCTGGTGGCTGCGGCTTCCCAGAAACTGCTGGCCGCCAACCAAGCGCAAGCTCAGCAGCAGCAGAATCAGCAGCAGGCTCAGGATCCCATCGTCCAACAGCAGCAGGCCGAACTCCAGCTCAAGACCCAGGGACAGCAGCAAAAGGCACAGACCGATCAGACCAAGCTGCAGCTCGAAGCCACGCGCATCGCCCAGCAGGGTGCGACCGCGCAGGCGCAGATGGCGAGCGAAGAGCGGCGCACCGCCATGGAGGTCGATGCCGAAAACACCCGCCATCAGGCGAGCGAGATGGCTGAGAGCCATCGCACCGGCACCAAAGAACATGCCGAATCGATCCGTCACATGATGGATGCCCAGGCGGATCTCAATCAGACTCTGGCTCCGGACCCAGGAGGCCCCGATGGCACCCCGGCAGGCTGACCTGCAGCTCTATCAGGGCGACGACTGGGCCGCCACCGTCACCGTCTTGAACCAGGACATGACGCCGGCGAACATTACCGGCTACACCGCGCAGTCTCAGATCCGCCGCAATGTGGCCGATCAGGATCCGATAGTCGCGGCGGAACTCCAGGCTACCGTCCAGGCGCCCAACTCGGTGCTCCTCTTTCTTTCGCATGCACAGACGAGCCTGCTCTCCGGCCAATATCAGTGGGATCTCCAGCTCACGTCCCCCGCGAACGATATCGTAACCATCCTGGCCGGCGCCGTGAACGTGACCCAGGAAGTGACGCGGGAAACCAGTGCGCTCGCCGCGCAAACGCAGGTGCTCGATGGCAGACAGCCAGTTTACAGCCACCCTCCCAGCCGATAACCTCATCGGGGTCCTTCAGCCGCAGAGTGCGCTCAGTGCCACCTGGGGCGATGGCCGGCCCACACCGGGACCGCCCGGACCCGACGGCCCACCTGGCCCGACGGGACCCGTGGGTCCCACGGGACCGCCGGGTGCTGCCGGTCCGGTAGGACCGGAAGGCGTCCCAGGACCTACTGGACCTGTCGGCGCAACCGGAGCCACCGGCGCAACCGGCCCCCCGGGACCCACCGGCGCACCCGGATCACAAGGAACTGTCGGACCGCCCGGCGCCACCGGAGCCCCGGGACCGATCGGGCCGACCGGTCCGCAGGGAGCGCAAGGAACCATCGGCCCTACCGGAGCCACCGGACCGGCCGGTCCTACCGGAGCCGCCGGCGCAGCTGGAGCAACAGGGGCCGCGGGACCTACCGGACCGACCGGCCCCGCCGGCGCTACTGGCGCAACGGGCACCACCGGCACCGCTGGAGCCGACGGAGCTCCCGGACCGCCGGGCGTGCAGGGCCCCCTCGGCCCACCCGGCCCGGCGGGCCCCATCGGACCAACCGGCCCGACCGGCCCCCAGGGGCCGATCGGCGATGGCATCGTCTTTAAGGGCACCGTAGCCGATCAAGCCAGCCTGCCCGCCACCGGCAACACGGTCAACGATGCCTACACCACAACAAACCCCGCCGGCCATATGTGGGTCTGGAACGGCACCACCTGGGTCGACATCGGCAACATGCAGGGACCACCCGGTCCCGCCGGAAGCGATCCCACCACCACCCTCGGCGATTTGATTGTACGCGGCGCGACCGCGGCGCAACGCCTGGCTGTAGGCACGAACAATTTCGTGCTCACCGCCGATTCGACGCAGACCCTGGGAGTGGCGTGGAAAGCCGTGCCGGCGACTTCCCAGACACCCTGGATCAGCAATATCGATGGCGCCAACTACAACCTCTCGAATGTCGGGGCGCTCGGCACCAGTTCCCTCACCATGCAGGGGACTGTGACTGCCAACGACAGCGTGAACGGCCAAGCCGGCCTGACTCTCGACCACAGCGCCATCATCCGCTGGTTTCTCGGCAAAAATGCCACCACCGAAGGCGGCTCAAGTGCCGGGTCGGATTTCGAGATCCGGCGTTACGACAATACCGGCACCTTGCTCGGCACTCCAGTCACGATCCTGCGCACGAGCGGCTTCATCGGGCTCAATCAGCCCTCCCCGGCCTATCGCCTGGATGTGGCGGGCGACGTCAATGTCACTGGCGTTTTCCGCATGAACGGCACTCCGCTCAACTTCTTCGGCGACCCGACCACCACCAAGGGCGACCTCATCGTGCACGGTGCCACCACCACGCGCCTGGCCGTCGGCAGCGATGGCCAGACATTGCTTGCGGATTCGAGCCAAACGCTGGGAGTGCGCTGGGGGAGTCTCGTTACCGGCGTCTCGAGCTTTAATACGCGCACCGGCGCCGTCCTGCCGGCCGTGGGCGACTACACCGCGGCGCAGATAACTAATGCGGTATCGACCGCCAGCACCTACGCCGACCCGGCCTGGATCACATCCCTCGCCTGGTCGAAGATCACCGGCGCACCGGCCACCGTGACGAGCGTCTTTGCGCGAAGCGGTGCGGTCGTCGCGGCCACTGGTGATTACACGGCGGCGCAGGTCAATAATGCGGTCGATACCACGCAGACCTACGCGAACCCGGCCTGGATCACATCCCTTGCCTGGAGCAAGATCA